GTATCTTCTGGTAATGCGTAACCATCCAGACGCATATTTGGTGATAGTGGTCCAGTTAAGTTAGACGCTATACCGTTTGGATCAAAGAATGTTAACTGATTGCCAGTGACTGGTCCAGGAATTGTTCTTAGAACAATATCTTCGATTGGTGTTGTTGGATCAAGTGAATCTGGATCTAGACCAATAGGTAGAGGATTCGTTGATAGACCACCAAGTGTTCCTAGAATAATAGGGTTTTGTTTGTCACCGTCGGCAAACACCACCATCACTGTCGTTCCTTCAACTGGTCCAACTGGTGATGTTCCGATTCCATTCATTGAAGCAGATTGAATAGGTGAAACTGCATATGCCCATGGAAGATCAGCAGTAGGCAACGCTGATTTATCATGAGTATGAACACCAACAATCCTAACTTGGCATCTACCAAGTTGAAGTGGATCTAGTCTATTTTCTACAACGCCATAATACATCATTAGTTAAATTTCCCATTTGGATTAGCGACAGTAGAATCTTTGATCAATTCTATGTAGCAAGTGTGTCGCTCTTTTGTGACAAAGTGATTGATAGCAGCAACAAGATATTTACCACCAAGTACACGATCTTCAGAATCATCTTCTCCTACAGAATAAGGTTCTGATCTACTTAAATTTAGTTTAACTGTTTGTCCAACTGTATAATCAGTTCTTCCTGGAACTTCAATTTCAATCTTTCTATCTTCTGCTAAAAACAGAGTAGAAACTCTTTCTTGAAAATGGTTAAATTCTTCATTACCACCATCAAACCCAGTGAAGCTATTAGAAAAGTCAGTAGTAGTAAAGATTTTTGATGCGTTTTTAATAACAGCATTTTTACTAAATGGTTTATTCTCGTTCGTATGTCCCTGAGAATTCCACACATCATTGATATTAAAATACTTTACTTTATATCTTTTATTCGTCACATCATAAGTGTATTGCCGTGATGCCATGGCACCTGCACGTGTTCTTTCTAAAGTATCTAAACCTTTAGGTACGCTGATGTTTTCAATCTGTTTATAATCTGCATTGATGTCACGAACTGACATCCCATTATCGTCAACTTCTCGTGTATAGTTCTGTTTGGTAAATTCTTGATAGATTGGATTGTTGTATAAAGATGATAAACTAACAAAATAGAATCCATCTCTATTTTCGAAAAACACAAAATCTGGTCTACCTGCCGTACTAACAGCTTGGTTAGTCAAGTATCTAATATTTTGTAATGGACTCCAAAAGTTGGAAATGTATTTAATGTGTTGTGTTGTCGGATCAATGATAAGACGTTTTCTAGATTCTAACCCAACTGCGTCATCTTGAATAAATGTTGGTACAATTTCTTCAACTCTTCCAGCAAATGTTTTACTGGTCTTTTTATTAATATCAACCAATGCTTCACGGGAGATGAAATGTAATTTGTATGTTTGAGTACGATCGCCCATAAGTTCACGCTCAGAAAGTTTATAGACATAATACTTTCCGATAATACTAGCATTTTCCATTGAGGGAGTTTGAATTTCTAACTCAAGGTTTTCTTCACCGATAATAGGAAACAAGTTAATCAAGTCCAAGCCATCTTTCATAATAAGATTGCCTGTGATAAATGGTGAAAAAATATCTTCAAATATAGATACAGCTTGGATCTGTTCAGTAATGTTTTGTGAAAAGCCAGTTGATGACGTCATCAATGCCTTAACAATCTTCACATCACCAGCAAATTTTAACTCTTGAGCAGATGTCGTCATTATAGTAGATCTTTATAATTTTTCAATATTGTTGCAATCATATTAGGAGCAAGAACCTTAATCCTACGTTTCTCTTCATTTAATGCTCTTTCATATTGGTCATTATATACAGCTGTGGCTTCTGGGTTTGATTTATCTACAATAAACCCTTCATGATCAACATAATGATGCACGGCATAATAAGCACTTGGTAAGAACATAGCAGATGGGAAAGTGCCTGGAGTTGCGTTTTGAATAGCAACAATCTGATCAATAATTTCTTGCGGTGTAATGTCTATACCACCAATTGGAGTAGTTAATCTAACATCACCTTCTTGGGCACGTGATACAAGTAGCCAAGAACGAGCATCAGAAGCATTAACTCTACCGCTGGAATCAATGTCAGCATAAGAGCCACCATAATATGTAGTAGTATCAGTTCCATTAGCCATAAAGTTTTTCAATGCTAATTCTTCTTCTGAATATGATGAATCAGGATATCTCACACCCATTTTTAAAACAACATTAGACAGAGTGTTAGTTACATCATTAGTGTTGAACACAACATCAGGGTAAGAACTCTCAATGTGTTTAACCAAAGCAGTTTCATCTAAAGGGAAATCGCTAATGTAATCGTAACGCTCATTCAATAGCATTAAAATCCAGTGATACTGAGAGTTACCATAAAGTTTCTCAGCAATAATTTCTGGAGTTTCACCATCTTGAACATCATACTCATCAAATTGCGTAACGTTTTTCATTAGTTCTTTTCGGAACCTAACGTTTCGAGTTATATCAGTAACGATCTCTGTTCTAATATCTTTATCTGCATATTTGAAATCATATACAAATCGAGGAAAATCTTTGAAGTACATTATAGACCTTCCTTAACAGTTTCTTTGGACAAGAGAGCAAGTTCTCTAAATGTCAATGTCATGTTAATCTGAGTTGGCATACCATTATCAAATGTAGTGAAGTTTCCATTAGGTGTATAGTTCAAGTTCATTTCGGTTAGAACACATGATGTGTGCTTATGGATATTGAGGTTTTCTTGTGCACCTTGATAATAGAAAATATCAAACTCAGAAGGATAGATGTATAAGAATTGGTTAGCGTCCTTAAACTCTGGATGCATGTGGTATTTAAACTCACGAATAATGTTCATAATATTTTCAGCTTCAGTAACATTACGTGGGAAGAATTGGTATTCGAAGTTAAACGTACGGAAGTCTACACCTTTAAATACTTGATCTTTCTTAGGGTTGTTCGCTAATCCTAAAGCAGCACTGACACCAGCAGTTCCAGGAGCATTACCTAATGTTAGAGCAGTAACAGCGTCACCGAGCGATGTGTTATTTTGGGCAATATCGCTAATTCCACCTGTGAAACCATTTTCACTAAACGCATTGATAACATCTGAGCCAACAGAGTTAGCCATTAATAGAGCAGCAGTATCTTCTTCACTGTATTGCACACCGTAACGGATCTGTAACTGATTAGGGATGTGCATAGCGATGGCAGTTTTCAAACGTTTCTGCGATCTTGTAGCATCTGGAGCACGTGTTGTGGCAATACCAGCACCAACTGTAGGGATCGCAGCGGTGGCAATACCTTTAACAGCACCTGAAACGTCACCACCAAGTAACGCACCACCAGCACCACCAGCAAACAAATTGATAGAGCCAAAAGCAGCGATTAAACCTTCTTTAGACATTTCCTGACCAACAATATTACCCCTTAAACGAGGAGGGATATCATCCACTGTCGGTGTTTGTGTTTGTTGAAATAGTTTGGAATCGGTCGCAACGTTAATATAGAAAATAACGTAGTTGCTTCCGTATGTGTTGAGAATCTCCGAGGAACCTTCCAACGTAGCCCCATTGAACAAGTCAGATGGATATTGGTGGCTCCCTACATCGTAACGTCCAGGACTAAAATTCCTAGATGCGTCTTGCTGTGGAGATCCGTATGAATTTACTAGTGCCATATGGTTTCTCTAAATAAAAGGTTACAGGATCCTATAAGTTATTTATGCGACCAATAGAATGTATTATAAAAGAAAATTCACACCTACTGCACCAGAAAAGTATCTGGGGAATCACACAAATATAATTATGCGCTCAAGTTGGGAAACTATGTTCGCCAATTGGTGCGACCGTAACCCACAAATACTAAAATGGAGTTCAGAAGAAGTCGTAGTACCGTATCGTTGTCCGACCGACAATAGAATTCATCGGTATTACATAGACTTCAGAATACAGCTACGAGATAAATCTGGTACTCTCAAAACATATCTTATTGAGGTAAAACCTTCTAAACAGACACGTCCTCCAGAATTTCCAGGAAAGCGCACTAAGAGATATTTAGTCGAGTCTGCTACATTCATTAAAAATCAGGCAAAGTGGGAGGCTGCTAAACAATACGCAGCTGATAGAGGCTGGACTTTCAAGATTATAACAGAACATGATCTAGGGATATCTTCCTAAATAGATTATGGCTATATCAGAAGCACAGGCGAAAAAGTCGCCAATACAAGACGCATTCGAAGAACATCAATATGACTTCGAGACAGCGAACACTAAGGCACGTTCTTGGTATGACGGAGAAGTAAGAAAACTCCGAAGGAAGCAGTACACCCCAAATAGAATTATGAGGGGGTCACCTGAAGACCTAAGAACGAGGATTCGTCCTGGATTTATGTACATGTACATATATGATGCTGAGACTAAAAAGGATCTGCCATACTATGATAGATTCCCTTGCGTTTTGGTTATGCGTGTTATGGGTGATGGTTTCGTAGGACTAAACTTACACTACCTACCTTATTATTTGAGGTTTATTTTATTAGACAGGTTATGGAGATTTAGAT